ATACTACATGTATTCTACTTGTACTATACACTACATAATCAAGCCTGTCAACGGATGATGCTGCAGTTGAGATAGTTGGAGCAGCTCCTCCAACAAAGTCAAATACAGAAGAAAAACTTAGTGTTCTGGATCCAGTTCCGTCCTGTGTTATAAAAATGGTTCCAGCTTGACCAACAGTAATATTACTTGGTCTATTTAAATTAGTATTAGTTCCTAATGTAAGATTAAAAACATTTGTATTTGCTAAATCGATTGTAACATTAGCAGCTCCTACTGATACACTCTCAACTCTACTTCTTTGAGCTTTCTGATAAGTATGAGCATTATGAGTAAAAACTGCATTAGCAGCTGCAAGATTACCTAATCTTATTTCTCTAGCTCCCACTACATCAGCAGCTAGTTTAGTATTTGCTGAAACAGCACCAGAAGCTAACTCAGTTGGACCTACTGCACCTGTTGCTATTGCATGAGCAGTTATAATACCAGAATTAAATTGAGTGTTAGCTGTTAGTAAATCACTTGATCTTAATTCAGTTTTTCCTACATTACCAGTTGCTATTGCATGAGCTGTTATAACACCAGAAGAAAAATCAGTATTTGCATTTACAAATCCTGTTGCCATTTTTGCAGCTGTTATAGTTCCATCAACTATTTTTTGTTGCGTTACACTATTGTCTGCAAGTTTTGCTGTTACTACAGCGCCAGCAGCTATTTCTGAACTTCCAACATTTCCTGTTGCTATCAAATCAGCAGTAATAATACCTGTTGATAAAATTGTGTTTGCATTGATACCACCTGCAGCTATAAAACCAGTATTTACTTTTGTTTGTGTCATATTTGATCCTTGTACCTATTTATATATTTTATCCTAATGCTATGGCAAAAGCTAACGAATCGCCAACTGATCCTAATTGATTAAAAGTTGTTCCATCATTAGTAAATTCAAATTGATTTGCTGTCTCATTAAATCTTATCTCAACATTAGATTGATTGCCTCTGTTTACTCTTATTCCAGCATCATTAGTTGGTGTTCCAGTTAAACCAGCATTAAGTATCATAAATGCACTTTCAACATTTGAACTTGAAGTGGTAGTAGTTGTTGTTGTACCTTGAACTATTAAGTTACCACTTATAGTTACTGATTGACCTGAGAATGAAATATTAGTTGCATCTGCTTTAACAAAATTACTATTAACATATGTATTAGCAGCTGCATATGCTTTTGTAGCAAAAGTAGCATTTGCATTAGCAACTTGGATCCTATCACTAACTAATGTTCTTATAGCAGTATTAGTTGCAACTAAATTTGTATTTACTAAAGTTACTCTTGTTGCTTGTGAAGCTATACTTAAATTTGTATTACCTAACGCAGCTAAAGAAACTACATTTGCAACTTGTGCTCTATCACTTATTAATCCTCTTAGTGTTGTATTACTAGCAGTTAAATTATTATTAATTAAATCTATTCTTGCATTGGTATTTCCTAATCCAGCTAATCCTGCTACATTTGCAACCTGTACTCTATCATTAAATAATGTTGTTGCATTAGCAACTTGTAATCTATCATTAACAAGTAAAGTAGTATTAGCAACTTGCATTCTATCATTAATTAAAGTAGTAGTTGCAGTTGCAAAATTTTCATCATCTCCTAATGCAGCAGCTAATTCATTTAGAGTATTAAGTTGTGATGGAGCTGCATCTATTAGATCATTAACAGCATCTGTTATATCTTGTTGTTGTATGGTTCCTACTGTTGTAGTTGCAACACTTCCCATATATCCATGAGAAGAACATTGATAGAATAATGTTGGAGTTGTTTCTGTTACAGCTATTTGCGTATAAGCACCAGAAGATCCTGGTGTACCACTAGTTGTTACACCAGTATTATATATTGTACTTTTTGCTGCATCTTTATAAAAACGTAATGGATGACCACCATTAGTAGAATCTGATTGATCAAATCTATATGTCATGTTTGGAACAAGTATTATAGACGGTGCTTCATCACCATTTAAACTATAAGCCAAACTTGAACCACTTGAATATGGATGTGATGAAGTTTTTGTAATTACTTTAACTTCATATAAATGATAACTATCTGGGTTAACTATAGAAATAGTATTAGCTTGTAAGTTTTCTATTTCATTAGAACCACTTGCTCCAACAAACTTACCAGATGAAGCTTCAAATTTTAAAAACTTACCATCAACTTTTGCAGTTGTTCTGTCTACATCATCTAAAAACTCTAACCTTACTTCACCACTTCCACCACTACCAGCTAAATTTTTTCTACTAACACTTGCACTTATATTATCTTTGAATGCTTGTAAATCAGTTTGTAATTCATCTTTAAGTGGTTTAAGATCTACCGACGTACCATCTTTTCCACTTGGTCCTTGAGGTCCTTGTAACCCTGTTGGACCTCTCTCGCCCTTTTCGCCTCGCGGTCCGATAACTCCTTGTAGTCCTTGTATACCTTGTGGACCGGCAATACCTTGTTCACCTTGATCACCTTTTTCTCCTTTATCACCTTGTATTCCAATTGGACCTTGTGGTCCTACTGGTCCTTGTTCACCTAATAATCCTCTTGGTCCAATAGGACCTTGTATTCCCATTTCACCTTTGGATCCTTGTGGTCCAGTTTCTCCAATAAGTCCTTGTTCTCCTTTTTCACCAGGAATACCTTGACCACCTCTTGGACCTATAACCTTTCCAACATCAATTGTATAACCATCATTAAAATTTAAATGTAGATTACCATCATCAATTTTAGCTTCATATATTTCTCTTCCATCTTGTCCTGGCTCACCTTTTGGTCCAATTGGACCTTTAGCTTCAATTACTATTTTTCTTTCAGGACCAGTTTCACCTTTCTCACCTTTAGGTCCTTGAGGACCACGAGGTCCAACTACAACACTAGACTCTTTGATAGTACTATTTTTAAAATCTTCCTTTAACTTTTGGATTTCTTTTTTGGTATATGCAATAGAAGTAGCTAAGACTTTAGCTGATTGGACTTCATCCTTCATCTTTGTCTACCTCACTATCTAAAGTGTCTTCCATTATCTGTGTCATTTTATTGACTAATGATTTTTCTTCTTCAGAAATAGTGTTGGCAGCTTGAAAACTTTCTACTGGTTCAGATTGGGGTTGTGGTGGTGGAGGAGGAGGAGCTTGATCTGGTTGCTGTTGTTGACCATTATCTGGCATCTCTTCGTCTCCTTCTTCTTCACTTTCTGCTGCCATTCTATCGTCTTCATCTTGTATTTCGTCTTCGTTCATTCTTAATACTTGTTTTCTCACATATTCCTTACTAAAATATTTTCCAACAAACGTATCAACCTCTCCTAATAATCTTAAACGATCACCCATTATTTCACCATACTTTAGTTCAGTGAAATGATTATCTTCTAAGAAATCATAAAATATATGTTCTTTTAATTCTTGGAATTCTTTCCTTGTTGTAACACCAGTAAGAATAAGTTGGATCTCTAATAAATTATCAAATAGTTTTGTAAATCTATTTCTAAGTCTGGCAACAAACTTACTAAACTTTAATTCATCTCTTGTAATCTCACTTGCTCTACCTAAGTTAAAATTACTTTCTGGTTCTATTCTACTAACAGGAACATTAAGAGCTTTGTATAATTTTTTCTTAAAGTATTCAACATCTTCCATCTCTCCTAAGTTTTGACCACCTGGTAAAGTTGTAATCTCTGTACTTCTTCCACCTTCTCTTCTAGGTAACCAAAAGTCTTCTAACATAGTCATAAATTTACGATCATCTCTAACTTCACCAGTTTGAGCATCATAAGTTAATTTATTTTTATGTTTAGTCATCATATCTCTAAGATATTGCTCAGCCTTCATTTTAGGAAGATTACCTACATCTATATAAAAAATTCTTCTTTCTGGAGCTCTTGCTAGTCTGTATATAACAGTAGCATCTTCTAACATTCTAAGTTGGTTTAAAGGTTTGATAGCTTTGTGAAGATGACTAAGAACGAGATACATTCTATTATCAAGTAAACCACTATGACAATAACTTACACTATCTTTACTTACTTTTAAACCTTGATTAGTTTTATTTAAACCTCTTGGATGATAAATGTAATATTCAATATAACCTTTTGTTACAATTTGATTAAGTTTATCATCTTTAGTTCTAACTGGTTGTTTAACTTTTCTAATTTTTCTTGGATCAATATATCTTAATTCTTGTATACCTAATCTTGGATTAGACTCATCAATCATAATATGATAATATAATCTTCCATCAATATACCACTTTCTAAAAACATCATAAGCTGATGTTGTAAAGTTTAACATTTTTAAGATATTATCAAACTCTTCTCTTATTTTATTTTTTATTGATTGACTAACTTGAAGATCATCAAGTACTATACTAATAGCTGGTTCTTTTTCGTTGTAAACTATAGCTTCATTAACTATATCATCTATAGCCATATCACATTCTGGCTGTAATGACATTTCTCTATATCTGGTAACTAACTCTGCTTCTGATTTTGCAGAGCCTTCAAGATCAACATAAGTTCCATAACTTCCACCTGGAGCTATCTCTACTGTTCCATCATCCGTTGTAGGTGGAACAAAAGATCGAACTTTATCATTTTTGATTTGTTCTTCTTCGTTCTTACGACCTATAGTAAAGCCGAATAATTCTATTGCCATGTTATACCCTTTAGTATTGTACTACAAAACTATTTATTAGTCCAATACTTTTTTCAATCAGTACTATTAGTTTCCGCCAGCGTTTCCGGTTACTCCACCAGAAACTTCCCAATAATCGTAAGTAAACGTGACTGTGAATTCACTAACACCTTCAGAAGCCCAATCCATTTCAATAGCAGATACTTCAGTTGGAAATATACCAACAAAGTTGTATACTCTTAATGGAACACCAGTTTTACTAAATTGTGTTACTTGAGCAGTTGATTTATATAAAGCTGGAGATGAAGCACCAAAATTTCTCAAGTTTCCTTGAAAACTATTGATTGTATTAGACCATTGTTCCATAGCATTTCTAATTGCAAAATCTTCATCATTTATAATCGTAGCTGTCCAATCTGCAAATGTTCTGTTGCCTGCTAATCTCAACTGTCTTCCAAAGTAAGGAATATCTAAAGCTCCTATCGTAGCAGCTGGTATCTGAGCAGCTCTTACTAAGAAAGGATGTTGAATATCGGCAACACCATTAGCAGGGTTAGTAATATTAACTTGGAATAATGAAGTTCTAGCTCCACCAAACTTTAGAGCACCTGCAAATAAATTAATGTTGAATGCCATTTATTTTCTCCTACCTATATTTATAACGGTTGATTTAAAGATTGTCCAACTATCTCATTGAATTCAACACCACTTCTTACAGCAACAAAGTTAAGTTGGATAAAGTTGATACTTCTATTAGGTTTAATAAAGATATCTCCTCTAAACTCATTTCTGTCTATAACTTCAGCAGTATTGTTTGTTTCATCACAAACTACTCTAAAGTCTTGACAACCTCTTCTTGCTTGTACATCTCTTAAGAATGGTTCAACTAAATTTATGAACTGTGATCTTGTAAATGCATCATTGAATTCAAATAATGTAAACTTAGCGGCTGTTGAAATAGCTTTTTCAAGAGTAATGAATAATCTTCTTACATTTATTCTATCAAATGCACTTGGCTTAGTTAGTAATGTTTTATCACCAAATAATACTGTTCCTTGACCTGGGAATGTAGTAATTGGATTAACTCCATTTTTGTATAGCAGATCTCTTTCTGCTTTGTTAGGATTAAATGCAAGTTTAATTATATTCTTAAACTGACCTCTGTTAAATCCTGCAGGAGAGAACCAAGAATCTCTATTGAGATCAGTTCTTACCATACAACCAGCTGTATCAGCATTACCTGGAACATATATGTTTACATCATTAAATTTATCAAATTGAAACTTCCACCCACTATCCATAACTACAAATGAACTTGAAGATAAACTGTTTCTAAATGCTATAATATCATTTACTTCTTTACCAGCATGTGATGCATTATTAACTACATCTGCTCTTTCAGGAGATACTGTTAATACACAATCTCTTCTTACTTCAACTATATTTCCAATGTTGTGTTCAGTTACAGTTGAATTTCTTCCACCATTGATTAATATACTAACATCTACTTCATCTTTATTCTTAAATAAATTATAACCTTTAATATAATCTGTGTCTCTTGGAGCTCCTCCATCTCTACCATAAATTAAACTATCAGTAGTTGGGAGTGGTCTACCTGAGAATGAAGTACTTGCTACACTACCTACTCCAGTATGACCAGTATCATGTGCAGCCCAGAAAATGTATTGAGATCTTTGATTTATAACATTTTTATAAAATGTAGTAGATCCATCTTCTCCTTTTGCATTAGATGCCTTACTTAAATTAGAGTATCTTTCTAATACAACATTTTTGGATCCTGTCCATTCTCCATCTTCATCAACAACAACAGCATGTAATTCATCATTAGCACCACCTGCTGTATTTGCAAAAGCAGAAGTTCCAGGAGCAGCATCAAAAAAGTTATGGTATTCCCATCTTCTTTCAACTGTTGCAGCAGAAGCATTGTGGTTAGCATTACTTAAAAATGCATTAGTTGTATTTCCTGTATATTTTTCTTCTAATGTTAATACACTATTGTTACTAACTGAAGCAACTCTTCTTAATTCTTGATCTGGACCTAGAACTAAAATATCACCTGCTCTTATTTCAGAACTAAATGCAGTTGCTGATACACCAGCACCATTAGCTCCTGTTGCAACACCAGTAACTGTTTTAGATCCATTTGTAGCTGTTACGTTACCTGATAATGTCGAAGTAAATGCATTAGCACTACCACAAACACTAACTTTTAAACTATTTCCTAAAACACCAGGGAACCTTCCTATAAAATTACCAACTCCAGATATTCCAGTTGAATAATTTTCTTCATAATCATCTAAACTTTTTACAAAAGTTGTTTGAGTATTTGCAGCGTTTGCAATAGAGTTTTGAGCATGAGTAGCTCCTGAAGCTCTATTCACTACTCTAACTAAAAATAATTGGTTACCATAA